CACCCATCGTCACCGAGATCAACGCCGGCGCCACGTGCTCCGTGAACTGAACGGACAAGCCTTCCTGCGCGAGCTTGAGGCCGATCTCCGCCTCATGCAGCTTCTGGATGTTCTTCAACGGATCACCGCCGATCGTCACCCCAAGCGCCTTCGCCTGCGCCAACTGATCCTTCATTCCCTTCGATCCCTGCTCGATGAACGGAGCGAGCTGCTGCCAGTTCCGGCCCATCAACTTCGTCGCCAACGCCGTCCGCTCAGCGCCGGCTGGAATGGCGTTCAACCGGTCGGCGATGATCCCGAACAGCGACCCGAGGTCGTTCGCGTGCGCCTTCACCTCCGCCTGCGAGAGTCCCAGCTCCTTGAACGCGCGGGTCGATGCTTTGGTGGGGTCGGTCAGCGCGTTGTTCGTCTGCGTCGCCAGCGTCCGGAACCCGACCGCCAACGACCGCGATGACACACCCAGGGCACCAGCGACGCCCTCGAACTCCATCGCGGACTGCTGCGCCAACCCGGTGTAGTGCGCCAGGATCTCGGCCTGCTTCACCATCTGGGTCGTGCCCTCAATGCTGTTCTTGAGCCCCGACGCGGACAGGTAGCCGACCAGTCCCCCGGCGAGCCCGGACCCGAGGAACCCTGCGCCGCGGCCGACAGCGCCCCGGAGCGTGCCGCGAGCGAACGACCGTTCCTCAGAAGTCGAACCGCCCGTGAAGAACTTGCTGGCAGCGGTCCGCATCTTCGATCCCGCCGACTCCGAGGTCACCACAAGCTGTTCCGTCTCTCGCTGCGCCTTCAACACCGCTCGCTCGTAGGCGTTGAATGCAACATTGTTGAAGTTCGCGCCCAACTCGGCCCTGAACGCCTTCCGGTCAGCCGTCCGCCGCGCCGCCTGTGACAGCCTCGCCTCGTAGGCGGAGAATGCGGCAGGGTCGAAGTGGGCACCGAGGCGAGCCTCGATGCCCTTCTCCGCCTGGCGCTGCACCGTCTTGACCTGGGCATCGAACTTCGACAGCTCAGCGGCAGCTCGCTGCGTGTCGGCGCTGACCAACACCGACAGAATTGCGCTTGGTCCCACGTCGTCAGCGACCCCTTCTGGGCTGCGTCGCCTCATCACGCTCGCGCTCAGCCCGAGCGTTCCGCACACGGAAGTACGCAGGCCACACGACCGTCAACTCATGCGCTGTCATCCGCTCGCCCAACTCCCGGAGACTCATCCCGAGCTCAAGCGCCAGCTCGCACTGGAACAGCGGATCCGCCATTCCCACCACCATCTGGAACCGGGACGGCGGGATCTCGCTGTGCCTCGACTGATCCGCCAGGGTGAAACATCGCCTCCGTGCGCTCCACCTTCTCCGCATCCAGGCCGGACAGATCATCGATCGCTTTCACGATCGTCTGCCACGCCCGCCCGCACTGCTGGGCGAACGTGTTCGCGTCCGCGATCGAGTTCAGCTTCGGCTCGACGAGGCCGTGCAGCACCTTCAACGCCTCAAGCTTCACGGAGTTCACGCGCAGCGAAACCTGCGCGCGGCCCTTGTGCTCGGTCGTGACCTGCTCCATCGCCTCTGAGTGCGCCTCGTTGCTGTATGCGGCCGGTAGCGACCGGACGCGGACGCTGCCGCCGAGGGTCGGGAGTTCGATCTCCTTATCCTCGAGGTCCGAGGCGCGCAGGAGTGCTTCTCGGGTGAGAAGTGCCATTGCGTGTCCTTTTCTGCGGCACGGGCAAGCCCGCTGACCGCGTTGTGATGGTGGGCTGACCCTGAGACGGGCGCCCAGGGTGCTAGGTTCAGACGTGGGGCGCGGTCCTCGGGTTGCCAACACTTCCCACCGGATCGCGCCCCACTGCGCGGTATCCTTGAGAGCGTTGGCAACTCAAGGAGTGGGAAGTGAAAACGTGCAACGTCTGCGGCGAAACCAAGCCGCTACCTGACTTCGTTCCTCGCAAGGAGGCTCGCGACGGCTACCGCGGAACCTGCCGGGTCTGTTGGCGAGAGCGAACGCGCCTCGCCTCTCAACGGTGGCGTGAGCGACACCCCGAGCAAGCCGCAGAGAGTTACCGTAATTGGCTTGAGAAGAACCGCGAGTACGACCGCGAACGATGCAACCGCTACGACGCCACGAACCGCGAGAAACGCCGACAAGCCAGAGCCAAGTCTCGGAAGGAGAACCCCGAGCATCACCGCGCTTTGAACAAGGCTTGGCGCGAGGCCAACATTGAGAAGGCCCGCGCCGCCTGCCTCGCCTACTACCACCGCAAGCGGTCGAGTTCAGACCTCGATAAGAGCACCGACGCATACGTCGCGTGGCTCATGCTCCAGAACTGCTTCTACTGTGGAGCGAAGGGCAAGATGACCATCGATCACGTCATACCGATCTCGCGCGGAGGCAAGCATGTGGCCGACAACATCGTGCCCGCATGCCAGTCATGCAACTCCTCGAAGGGCGCGAAGCCTCTAGAGGAATGGCACGGACGCGCCGCTTAAACCGTTCCCCACACTATCCCGGAGCCGGCGTTGTGGAACTGCGCCTGGAACGACGCCGCGCCACCGACCTGCCCGTTGATCGGAGAGAAGTCATACAGGCGGGACACCATCGACCCGCGCTGATTCGTGATGCTCGCCCCGACCGTCGAGTCCTCCAGGATCGTGACCGGGAACGCCGACCCGGACTGATACAGCGGCTGCAACGTCGCGAACACGCTCGACGCCGCCTGATCGTCGAAGAAGTCGACGGTGATCTGCGCCGTCTTGAGACCCTGCCCGAACTGCTGGTAGCCGTTCCCGCCGAAAGCGGTGAAGTCAACCTGGGCGGCGCTATCAGAGAGCACGCAGGTGTGGGCATGGTCGCTGAGATCGACGCCGTTGACGACGATCTGAACGTTGTTGAGAACCTTCTTGGCCATGACTGGCTCCTGTCTGATGGGTTGGCCCCGCCGGTGTCGGCGGTGCGGGGATCAAGCCGGGCTGACCGCTGGAAAGCGGCACCCATCAGGTGACTAGGTGACTACTACGCTTCGTGAACGAGGCGGAACAAGCTGCCTGCGTGGATGTAACGCTCGCCGTCCTGAACTTCCGAATAGTCGGTGTCGGACTGGCGGCGAAGACCCATCAATGTGCGGCCCGAGATGGAGAGAGTCGCATCGTTCAGAAGGACAACGATCCGGGCTTGGATCTGCTCGGCAAGATCGGCGGTTTGGTTCCGGTCGATCGCTTTGACCAGCCAAACGTCAGTGTCAAAGGCGCCCGGAGTTTTGAACGCGTCCGTCGGGGTGGCCACCTGCTTGCTCAGGATGATGAACGGGTATGCGGCGTTCTCAGGCGCTTGCTGGTAGTAGATCGACTGCGAGAACCCTGTTGGCGGAGTGGCAAGCATCGCGGTGAGGGTAGTATCGCCTGCGAGCTTGCCGTAAAGACTCCTGCGAACCGGAGTGCTCACAGTGCCGCCCTCCGGATCGCGTCACGGACGAGATCAACGACCTTGTCCGCGTTCTCCTCGACCGCCGGGATCAGGAACGGCTCAGGCGCGGAGTGCGTCGTCCCATGCTCAACCATGTGCCCGTACCACGCTTCCCGGTCGCCAGCGACGACCCATACGCCGTCCTCATCGACCTGGGTGTGGATCGCGTCACGAAGGTGATGCTTCGCCGTCGGGTCGACCGGGACGCGTTCCTTCGCGCTCTCCACGATCAACTCGGCGCCCGCGAGAGTCGCTTCGCGAACGAGCTCGTCAAGCTTGCTGGCGAAGTCACCGATCCGGTTCGGCTGCGGCATTCGACAACCTCCTAGGCAACGGCTGACGCTTCAAGCCATGCGTCACGGCCACGAACCTCCGACCACCCATCCAGCCGCGGCCCGTAGTTCCCGTGACAGCGAAAGCACGACTTCGCCGGCTCAGGCTGCGACAGGAACGCCTCGAGCGCACCGGCGGTCAAGCCGTCCAGCTTGATCCCGTCTGCGTCCGGGCCCAATCCGAGGATCTCCTGAGAGATCGACGGTGATGTGCAGCACCGGTAGAAGTAGCCGCGCTCGATCTTGCGGGTGAACGTCTTGTACCAGCAGCCGTCATAGACGCTCTGCGCCGACTCCTGCGTGCGCGTTTCGGTTGTGAGGACGGCGCGGAACGGGTCGGATGCGACGTCGTAGAAGTCGAGCCGGAACCCGTGCTGCCGCTGGCGCTGCTTCGCGAGCTCAATGTTCTCGGGCTGCGTCTTGCCCGGGTAGATTGAGATTTTCAACCAGTCGAGTTCATGCCAGAAGTCGTCCTTCATGCGGTGCAGACGCATTCCGTTCGTAAGGACTTGGACGGTGTTGCCGAGACCGATGCGCTTGGCCTCGCGCATGATCTCCACGAGCTTCGGATGCGACGTCGGCTCACCGCCGAGCAGGCAGACGCACCCAGCGTGCATCACCTTCGCGGCGGCTTCCATGTCCCGGACGATGTCCTCGATCGTCTCGATGGTCTGCGGAAGCGCCCCAACGAAATTAGTACAGCCGGTGCAGCGCAACTGACACGCGACGCAAATTAGAACGTCAACGTGCGGCAGCGCGACCTTAGGCGACGATCCTTCCACTCGCGATCAACTCCCTCGCCTTGCGCTCCGGTGAGCGACCGCCATCAGATAGCCCGGCTCCGTGCCCACCACCCGCACATCGAATCCGTCGTCAGCAAGCACGTCCAGCAGCAGGTTCGCTTTCCCTCGCTGCTGATCGCCGATCCGTTGCACGTCGTCGATCACGACCACCGGGCTGGCGGTGAGGGTGGCGGCGCGGTATTGCTCAACCGCTTCGCCGGGGTCAGCGGACCCGTCGAGGTACAGCCCATCGATCGCGTCGGGAAACGCGGCGAGCCACGACGCACCGTCCGCATGATGGACGGTGCAGGCGAGGCCGTCGGCGGCGGTTCGGGCGTGCTCGACGGCGCCCGGGTCGATGTCGACGCTATGCAGGGCCCATCCGCGGTCGGTGGCGGCTTGCGCTAGGTAGTAGGTGCTCCATCCGTCGCTGGCGATCTCGCCGGGGAACCGGACGCAGCCGATCTCCACCACGGTCGCTCCCTCTGGTAGCCCGTCGAGCGCGGAGAGGAGCGTGGATGCCTTCCCGTTCATGCGACGGGTGCGAGGTCGAACTCGTACCGCTCCGGGACGGAGAACGGCAGCCAACCCGTCCCAGCACCATCCTGAACCTGCTCGTACTCCTCGACGAGTCGCTCGCGTTCCTCGCGGCCGCGGACCAGGAACTTGTGGTGGATCAGCGTGACGGGCGCGATCGTGCCGGTGCCGAACGGGCTGCCCTGGTGGACAGTAGGCCGGCTGCCCGATTTCGCCTTGACGCTGAGCCGCGTTTGAAGGTCGGGCCAGAGTGGGGGACTGGCGATGAACGAGCTGGCGTCGGGCCACAGGTTCATTCGTGGGAACGCCCAATGATCGGACGCGCGCCATTCGCCCGCACAGAGCCACTCGCGCATTTCGGTGCTGACGGTCTCGTCGTCGTCGAGGCGCAGGATGTGACCTTCGGGGCAGGCGTCGACGGCCTGGTCGAGCACCGACTCGACATAGCCCTTCGACTGGAAGTGAACGATCGTGTCGGCGGTCACCCAGTCGGGTGCGGGGCCGTCAGCGCCGAGGACGAACCGGGCGTCGAGCTCGGTGGCGAGTTGCTGCTGGTAGCGGATGAACGGTTCGGCGTGCTGGTCGAACCGGGAGATGCACAGGATGGTGAGGTTGCTCATGCCAACGTCTCCGCTGGCTTGGGAGCGACATAAGCCTTCCATTGGTTCCCCAGCTGCTCCTCGCGGATCTTCGCCCGCTCCACACTTGGAATACCGCCGCAAGCTCCACATCCGTGCTGGCATTCCTGCCCGTACGGATAGTCGCGGCACATCTGCGGGCGAGTCTCGTAGACCTTGCAGAGCCGCGTCTCCTCATCCCAGTTCTTGCAGGTGAAGTGGTGGCCACGATGCTTCCACGAAAAGGCTGCCACCTTCTTCCCGCTGAACCGCTCATGGCGCTCGCGCGCCTCCTTCGGGGTGAGCGGGACGAGCATGTCGCGGATCTGGGGTCCGTCATACCCGGCATCGGGATGCTTCTTCATGTCGGCCAGCGTCCGAGGCCAGTAGAAAGCGGCGCAGCACCACCCGGGACAGGCGATCTCGGTCGGATTGCTCATGCCGCGACCTGCTTCAGTCGCATCGGCTTCGGCCGCGCCGCAACCCGCTCCTGCACCGCCTCCAACGCCGGAAGCATGTGCTCCACCATCACCCGCTCCACGTCATAGCCGAGCGCATGCTCACGGGCCCGCTCGCCGAGCTCGACCCGTTTCGCTGACGGCAGCGTGTAGCAATCCTCCAACGCATCAACGAGATCCGCGACGCGCGGAAGCGCCTGCCACGACTGCTGCGGCGTCCACCACCTCGCGCCAGGCACCTTCCACCCCGCGCCGCACACCTCCGACATCGCGGAGAAGTCCGTCACGATCGCCGGCGTCCCACACGCCTGCGCCTCAAGGATCGGCACCCCGAACCCCTCACCCGCAGACGGGCACAACAGCACGTCCATCGCCGAGTAGATCAAAGCCATCGACTCAGGCGGATACGGCTCGAAATGGATCGCGTACGGGTGAGCGATCCTCAACGCGTCGTCCGGAATCCCCAACGACTTGATGACGGGCAGCAACGGCACACCAGCCGACCATGAGCCTTCCACATCCGTGTGCAGGTACAGCCTCGCATTCTCATGGGTCCGCTGGAACTCGGCGAACGCCTGCAACGACGCCACCAGATGCTTCCGGGACGGGTTGCCCTTGTTCGCCGCGACGATCCCGACCACGAAATCATGCTGATCGGCGCCGATCTCCTCACGCGCCTGCGCCCGATCATGCGGCCGGTAGACGCTCGTGTCGATCGCGTGCGGGACGTACAGCGCGTCGAACTCGGCGAGCATCTCCTGACCGAACCGGGCCATCGCGATCGGCACCGACCCAGACTCCCGGAAGAACTTCGCGACCTTCGGCGGCACCGGATCGTGATCGACCGGCACCCACGACGCCATGTTGAACTGGCGGCACATCTGAGTGTCGAGCACCCACACGTCCATCAACGTCACGACGAGACCACCACGATGATCGCCGAAATGGCGTGCGGCGTGCATCGGGATCTGCTCGTTCCCGTAGGTGCCGCCGAGACCGGGCAGCACCGGGATACCCTTCCATGGTGCGGGAGCGCCCTCAAGGCCATAGAAGCTGCTGATCTGCAAGTTGTAATGCCTAGCGATGTGGGGCGCGAATAGAGCCGTCTGCTGACCGTAGCCAGCTAAGTCGGCACCCACGGAGCGTTGCTGTGGAGCAACATCTTCGGAAGTGTCATAACGGCATCACCTCCTTCCGATGAGCCTGCCGGTGACATCTCGCGCACAGAGAGATCAGGTTCGTCGGCTCGTTGTTGAGTTTGTTGCCGTCGATGTGATGAACATGCAGTCGACTCACGGCGGGTAAGGCTGTGCGGCCCGGCACCGTCACCTGGTAATGCCGGGCCACACACTTTGTTAGACGGCCATCACCTGCGCCGCCTCAAGCATCTGCAACCACTCGCGCGTCCGGTTCCGGACTGCCGTGATCTCGAACGTCCCCTTCCCAGCAATCAGGAACCGGTCCGCAGGGGTCGGGACCACGTTCGGCGGGACGGTGATGACGTGCGTGGTGCGATCGGAGATCCGGCCGGCGGACAGCTGCTCGCTGCCGGACAGATCATCAACGCGACACGCGATCGTGCCGCTCAGGTTCCACGCCTGGGACGCGCCGCCCCCGCCATCATCGGTTGAGGTCTGCGTCAGAACCTGGCCAATGTCGGACAGGGCGAGGAACGCGAGCCCGCGAAGCTGCGTTGGCTGGCGACCGTCGAGAAAGGTGGAGATCGGCATCAGACGCTCGCCGGACCCCGGTACTTCTGCAAGATCCGCAACTCGTTCGAGTCCAACGCGCCGGCGCTCACCGCATAGCGCACATTCACCGCGCCGACCGTTTCCGCAATCGCCGCGCCCTGCACCACGAGGCGCATCGCGATCTGCAACGCAACCTCTCGCACCGCCCGCGGCATGTTCGCCGTCCCGTACCCATGGTCGTAGGTGACCTGCACGTTCTGACGGCCCTGCGGCCACGTCGGACGGATCGCGCCCGCCCACCCGAACCCGGCGGTGTAGCCACCCCAGCCGCCGGCGCTGCCGCGGTAAAGCAGGCCGTTCGGGGTGAAGCTGGCGCCGATCGTCTCGAGCTGGCCGTTCACGACGATCGTGCCCGCCCCGAACACCGGGCGCTCTGGCAGGATCAGCGTGTCTGTCCCCGATCCGTCGAGGGTGATCGTGTCGCCGATGACCTGATCGAAGTCCTGCTCGGCGATCTCCCGGCAGATCTCGCAGGCCGCATCAACGGCGCTGAGGGCGCCCGGGTCGCTGGTGACGTCACGGCCGAGGCGGTCGCTCAAGTCCTGCTGGCTGATGAACGGCACACCCATGCGCCACCTCCTTCAAGGCAGAACGGGCAGGCGGTCGGCACGCAGTCCCGTGCCGACCGCCCGGATTCCGTTGGCTACGCCAGACCAGTCACGGCGGTGAAGCCCGCCGGCCTGAAAACCGTCAAGGCTTCGCGCTTCTCCGCCCGGATCGCAACGATGTTCGACAGGAAGTCGGCCTCGTTGCTGTTCGTCGCCTCGATGCTCAGACCACCCTTCTGCCACAGCTGCGCGGCAGCACTGGTGCCGACCAGGGCCGTGCCGGCACCGATCGCCGTGGTCACGATCGTCGGCTTGTTCCAGATCATGTCGTCCGCGCCAGTGACCTGGCCGCCCGACCCGATCTGCTGGCCGTTCCCGTACGCGCCGAGGAACGGACCGCCACCGTAGAACTGCTGCTGACCATCGGTCAGCAGACGAGTCGTCTGGTAGTTCGTCGGGTTGATGACGATCCAGTCCGGCTCCAGGAATGCGGAGCCGCGCTGACCGTTCATCGCCTTGAACAGCGCGACCGCGTTGTTGTCGACGGTCCCGCGGGGGTAGGTGTTGATGCCAGCCCCGAGGATGCCGGCCAGCTCGTTCGAGCCGGAGCCTGCACCGTTGATGATCTGGCGCTCCTCCTCGATGAGAACGAACAGCTGCAGACGCCCGTTGACGTAGGACTGGAGCTGCTGCACGTCCTCCATCATCTCGTCGGTCACCTTCAGCGTCGTCGCCATCTTCGTGACCGGCATGTCCTTCGTGGACAGGCCGAGCGTCGACTGTGGCTTCGGGGCGCCCTCAGCCACACCGGCGGCACCGGACGTCGCCGTACCTTCGACGATGTACCGAATGTTGGAGCTGGTGGCCTGTCCCTGTGGGATCAGGTCCGCGATCCGGAGACGCTGGAACAGCTTCTCCACCACGCCGGGGATGACCTGCGGGATCGGGATCAGACCGCCGCCGGTACCGGAACCCGGGGAGCCGTAGCCTTCCATCAGGGTGCCCTTCAGCTCGATCGCGCCGGTGGAGAACCGTCCGCCACCAGCCTTGATCTGAGCGTGAACGTCCTTGAATCCCTTCGCCTCGGTGAACATCTCGCCGAGCGACTTGAGGTACTGCGTCGGGCCGTGACCGCCCGGGGTCGGCGACCAGCCCTGCGTGAACTCCACGCCGCCGCTGTTGCCGGGGGTCGTGTCGATCGCGGGACCGAGGGAACGGCCGAGATCCTCGACGTGCTGCATCGTCTTGATGTTCGCCTCGACCTCTTCCTTCTCGGTCTTCAGCGTCTCGATCGCCTTGAGGTGCGACTCGATGTCGAGACGCTCGTCGTCGGACGGCTCGCGGTCCTCGTCGTTGGCCTTCTTGTAGATCTCCTGGTACTGCTGGATCTCGCCGCCGATGGCCTGCTCGATCGCCTTCTTGCGCTTCTCGTACCGGTTCATGGTGTGTCTGCTCCTCCGCTGAGTGCGGTCAGCATTTCCGCGCGCATCCGCTCCTTCAGCTCTTTCAGCGGAAGGAGGTCTGGCGCCTTAGTGGTGACTGGCCTTGGGGGCCGTTGAAGGCTCATGCCGCCGCTCGCGTGCTCGAGCGCCAGGGCTTCGGCCTTCGCTCTCAGGGGATCTGCAGCACGCCGTTGGGCCTGGGCTGCTCCATCCACTGACTTCTGTGCGTCAGCAAGGATTCGCTGTGCTTTCGCGGTCAGCTTGTCCTTGACGTCTTGGGAAAGATCGGACTGCGGGATGCGAGCGAGCGCGTTCCGCAGGTGCGGGAGGTCGACGGTGCCTGCGGCGTCCTTGTAGGGGAACATCCGCAGCGACCGCGGGACGGTTTTGCCGTCGGAGTCCTTCGTGCCACCGTCGCCGACGTAGAGAAACGCGCTGTCGGGGAGCGTGTTCACGTAGGCGGTCGTCCAGACGGCCTTCAGGGAGCCATTCAGCGCCTCCTTGACCTCTTCCCGGGGGAACAGGGCGTGCAGGTCGCTCGCGTCGTCCTGAGCGGCCTGCGGGGGCGCCACGGGCGTGCTCTTGAGGTCAACGCCGGCCAGCCGATGCTCAAGCGCAACAGCTTCCGCGCGAGCTTGCAGCGACTTGCCCTCATCGCCGTCCGAGCCGTCATCGGGCGCTTCGGCATTCTCGGCGGCGAGAAGCGCCTGGACGCGCTGCAGAATGTCGCGGGCGGTCGCGATGTCCTGGTCGTCATCCTCGGTGTCAAGGAAGTCGCCCATCAGGTCGATGACGGCCTGCAGCTCGTTCGCTTCCTGATCCTCGACCGCCTGCGCGGCCTTCCATGACAGCACGCGCGTGTCGTTGTTCATCGGCGTCGGTGACGCGGTGACCTCGAACACGTCGAACTCCTTCAGGTGCCGGCCACCGCCCTTGAGTTTCGTGCTGCCGCCCTGCAGGACGAGATAGCCGAAACTGAACCCGAGCGTCCCCATCTTCACCTGCCGCCACGCATGGGCGCCGGAGTCGGCGGATTGGTCGATGTAGCCGTCGACGACGACCTCGCCAGCCTCGACGCGAGCGGACTTCGGGTCGACGTAGCCGATCTGATGCTCCGGTGCCGTCGAGTGGTTCCAGGCGAGCGGGATGTTCTTCCCGATCGGCACCCACCTCTGCAGCGCGCGAACCATCCCGGCGGGGTCGACGATGTCCTTCTCGCGATCGATCGAGGCCGCGGAGATGACAGCGGTGAACTGGCCCTGATCGGTCGCAGCGGTGATCGCCGCTTTCAGCGCAATGTGTTCCATAGGTCCTCCGCCCCGCTGCGCGGGAAGATCGCGGTACTTGTTCGAGGGGTGACTTCAGGAAGGACGCTTCAAGGCGTCTAACTGACGACCGAAGTGCAGGCGCAACCCGGCTCTGCGCCGGGTGCGAACCCGGCCGGCCAATCATCAGCAAGCGGAACCGTGTCGCCATCGAACGCGGCATGACGACCCGTGTCCGCAACCCACGTCTTCAACCGATTCACGCCACCATCCGGCGTCTGTCGCGCAGCTTCCTCGCGCGCCCACACCGTCGAGCGAACACCGAGGCTGGTGCCGGCGCTCGCGACATGCTGCGGCGAGCGAGCCAACGCGACGTCGAGACCGAGGTCCTTGATCTCCTGGCGTACCGTGTCGTTGATCGCGTTCGCGGCGCTCTCGGACATCGCGGTGAGGTAATGCTCGACGCGGCGAGTGTCGAACTCGTAGCCGCCCAAACGCATCGCGTACAACTCGCCCTCCATCGCCACGACATGCTTCAACTCACGGTCGAGGTCGGCGGCGAACTCCTGATCCCACCGATCCCAATCCGGCTCGCTCGACTTGCGGGCCTTCGCGCGGAGATCGCGCTCCAACCGGTTGAAGTGGCGTTGCACAACGCCCTGCATCGCGTCGACATGCCGGTGCTGGCGTTGAATGTCGGCGTTACGGCGCGGGTGAAGCTGCTGAATCGGCGCTGACGGATCGATCTCACCTGGCAGCGCCTTGAGTGCCTTCGGGGTCTCCGATGCCGACCCCTGACCGGACCGGTACGACCCGTCCTGCGCGGGACCGTTCGGATCCTGGATCGGCATCACCCCGACCGACGGCTTTGGATTCGCACCAACATCCCCCAGCTGCGTCTCCTCATCACCCACAAGCACGTTCAAGGGGGTCACGAGCTCGTCGCCTCCGGGGACCGGCGGAAGGTTCATCTTCGCCCTCGCCTCGTTCGTCAACATCACCGGGCGACCGGTCGCCGTCACGAACGCGCGCAGCCGGTCAGAGCCCATCAACTTCTCATCGAAGCTGAACTCGAAGATCCCGTCCTGCCAGTCGTACACGCGCACCAGGATCCGCTGGGTGATGAACTTCGAGAAGTCCTCGCAGTACGGCAGCAGCGTGTCGGTGTACAGCGCCGACTGCGCGTCAGTCAGGTTGCCTTCTCGACCGTGACCGAGGCCCACGATCGCCAACGGCACCCCGTACTCAGTCGCGACACGCTCAACGCACCAGCGGCGGACCTCGAGCATCTGCGCGTCCTGCGGCGAGAGCCCGAACGACTGCAACTCCATTCCCTCCGCTAGCACTGGCGGGCGACGGTTACGACCGATGATCCTGTTCGCCAAGTCCTCC